TCGCCGGAAATGACTTTGTTCAGTGGCGGAAAGCCAGTATCGAGGAAGTGGGTGACTTCGAAACTACTGGCAGCAGTCTCCCCGAGCGTGTCGCGGAGGGAATCAATCAACTTGGTCATGAGTGCCTCTTGAGAATGGTTTGATCCAGCTGTCGAAATCCGAAAGAATCGAGTGAAACGCCAAGTCTTCGGCGACTTCACGGACGACAGCGGGGTTGAAATGGCCCTTGGTCACATGTCGCTTCTCGACGCCAGGCTTTGCAGCGCCAAGCAGATTCATCAGGGTGTGGTTCGTCCGATAGCGATCAAGCCGACCGTCTTCGTTCGTCACCAACTTCTCCCACGGCCCGGGTAGCGCCGTCAGTGCACCCCTGCCATGTAAGGCAAGAAGCTTTTCAACGGACCCGTATGCGTGGAGGAGCTTCTTCGCCCCGACTTCACCGATGCCGCCGACACCCTTGATGTTGTCCGAGGTATCACCCATCAGGCATTTCAGATCGACGATCTGCTTCGGATGGGCGAAGCCAGTCTCCTTCTCGAACGTCTCCAGCGTGATAAGACGATCCCGCACAGGGTCGTGCCAGCACACGTTGGCATTGATGAGTTGCAGCCAGTCTCGATCAGCCGTAATGAGCCGAACGGACTTGCTCTGCTTGGAGAAGTACTGGGCGTAAGCGGCGGCGAGGTCGTCGGCTTCACAAATCGGCGACTTCACCTGGTCGATCCCCAGCGCCTTCACCAGGGTCTCGATGTACGCGCGTTGAGCCTTGTAGGCCTCACGCATGGCTTTCATCTTGGGATTGCTGTCCCGGTTAGCCTTGTAGTCCGGATACAAGTCGATACGCCACTGCGCTCGACCGTCCCAGAGCATGGTCTTGTAGGTTCTGGGGTAATGCAGTTGCATTGCCCGCAGCGTCCGAGCAATCCCAAAGACGGCTTGGGTCTGCATAGGACCGGCCATCAGCTTCTGCCCGGAATGGCAGGCGAACCCGACAGCGTTACCGTCGATGAGGAAGATGTCTGACATATGCACCAAGAAAAAGGGCCGGGATCGTGTGGAGGTGTGAGGGCTTTGCCGATCCCGGCCCTGTTGCGACTGGATTACTCGATTGAGTCGAGGTCCGAGAGGTCGACTTCCGACAGGTCGACGTCGAGAATGTCGTCTTCCTCTTTCTTCGACATCGCCGGGCTGACAGATGCCTTGCCAGTGGCAGGTATCAGTTCCGTGACGTCGGAGCGAGTCTTCGACACGGACGCCGGAAGCATCGGGGTCGAAGCGCCGGACAAGTTCTGAAGAGCGACGAGCGCCTTCGTCTTGCCTTCCTCGTACTCCTGCTGGACGTAGTCCGACAGGTTGGCGGCCTTCGCGAGGTAACTTGCGTCCATCGGGGTCGACTTCGGCGCGAGCATCGCCTTGTACTTGGTCTTGAGACCGGTACCTTCGCGATTAAAGATCACGTCGTAGCCTTCAGCCATGCTGAAGATATTGATGCCGTCAGAGGCATACTGGGCAGCCAGGCTGATGACGTCATCGAACGCCCCGCTCGGCAACTCAAGGATGACGACTTCCTGTTCGTAGCCCTTGTCGGTGCGACGAACTGCGTTAACAAGGTAACGCTGAGCCGCCTTCGAGTTGCGAATCAGATTCTTGGCGTTGTCGTCCGTTGCCGTGAGTTCCGCCTTCGTGATGGCGTCACAGACGGGGCAGGACTTGCCGAAAGTCTTGGACGTGCAGATGTAGACTGCCTGCACTTCGCCCGAGAAGTCCTTGATGAAGTGCTTGCCGTAGTCGTGGGTCGGCAAGCCCGCGTTCTCATCGCCGGACCAGTGCGAGAGAATTCGCCAGCGAGAGCTGCCGTTGGGGAGCTTGACCGTGTTGTCGCGAGACTTCTTGGCCGAGAGCTCCTTCTGCTTGGATTTCAGAAGTTCAAGTAGGTTAGACATAAACAGACTCCAGTTATCAGTAAAGTTGAATCAGCCCGAGTAGTATACGTCACGGCTGACTTATTTGTGCTTGGTACATGAGCGGTATCAAGCAGTCTTCCGAAGACCCCGGATAGCCGCTTCCGCAGTCTCCTTGATCGTTTCGGTCGGGACCATCGAGGACGAGTACGCCCATTCACGTTCCGAGTTCTTGTTCAGCTGGACGAGCATGTCCCGCTTCATTTCAAGGCTCGTGAGGGCCGTCTCCGTCACCGACAGAATCGAGTTTGCCTCGTTCAGATCCCGTACGGCATCGACGTAGGCTTTCTGAAGCACCAACTCCGAGCGAATCTTGTTCTCGGTTACCTTCTCACCCTTCTCGGCGAACTTGTCGCGAAGGAGCTTGTCGATCTTTGCCTCGACGAGTTCCAGGTTGGTCTTGCAAGTATCCCGCTGGCTACGTGCGCGGGCGGCGAGAATGCCAAAGCGTGAGTAGAGAGACGCCATTCGGATCAGCTCCGAATCGATGTCCGTGGGGTTGATCGTAGTCGCTTCCGCGAGGTCGTGCGCCTCGATGAAGTCGTTGATGGCATCAGATCGGTCAGACATATCAGTTCTCCTGCTATTACAGCGTCAGATTCCAAGGGTCAGTCATTGCTGACTGATACTTTGCGAGATCAAAGCGTGGATCACAATACGTTCCACGCATGTTCCATCAGTTCACCAACTCAGATACGGTGGCCAACAGGTCGTTTAGCTGAGCCTGTTTGGACGCATCAAAAGCGATCATTGCCGGATTGAAGCCGATGACAACGTTGGCATCCAGTTTCGGGTCGTAATGCACTCTTCCCTGGTGCTCCATTGCCCCACCCTTCAGCCCCGGCACAAGAAAGTTTACGGAGGCAGAACCCAAGGCGAGGATCACGGGTGGCTTCAGGATCTCGATTTCTTTCCTGAGAAACCCGCTACAGCCGTTGATCTGCTCATTGGTGAGCAGTTTCCCCGACTTCGGAGACTTTACGAGCGAGGTGAAGTACCCATCCGCCGCCTTCAGGTCGGCACTGGCGAGGGCTGTCTTGAGGAAGGTTGAAGCCTTGCCGGACAGCATCTTGTTCTCGACTTCTTCCGAGTAGTTCGGGCAGTCGGTTACCACCATGAACTTGGCTTTCTTACCCAGGCGTGGAATGGGATGCACCCCACCACCCAGGGAACAGGCATTGCACGTCTGTGCGGGTCGGACGACATCCGCAATGAGCATGTCCTTGATGGCATCAGCGGTCACGATGGTGCGATCCGCCTTGACCATGTCGATGATCAGCCCCGGCATCAGGGTCATCTGATCCTTGCGGCGATCGGGGTGCAGGGGTGGCAGGCTGCCAGGGTCGATGCTGTGAAAGGCACCCACCTTGTCGAGTGCTTCCCTGTGGCGGATGTTGCACTTGGTTCGATTCACGACCGACTCGAAGTGCGCCTTGCTGGTGAACTTGCCGACCCGCTTACGGGCTTCCATGATCGTCTCGCCCGTGTTCGCGGAAATGCCCTTCACCCGGTTGAACGGGGTGACGAGGACTGCCGTGAGCTCCTTCAGGCCTTCAGAGACGATCTCGAAGCGTTGGGTGGACATGTTGATACGGGGTGGCATGACCTCGATGCCGCGTTTACGGGCATCACGCACCAAGCCTTCGATCTTCTCGTCGCCGAGAACCGTCAGGGTCGCAGCGAAGAACTCTGCCGGGTAGTGCACCTTGAGCCACATCGTCCAATACGAGATCACGGAATACTCGACCGCGTGCGACTTGTTGAACTGGTAGGACGCATTCCGTTCGGTGTTCGCCCAGATTCGCTCGGCACTCTCCCGAGCAACTCCGTCATTCAGGATCGTTACTTTAGGCATTCCAGTGCTTCCCATTCTCAATGTGACTTACCTGCGGCTGCGTTATTCCGAACCGCTTCGCTATATCTCGCTGGCGTATCCCGTTAAACCGCATCAGCCTCACCAGCCCCGCCTGCCATTGAGTCAGCTTTGCGCCAGGGTGTTTCTCACCTGTCGCGTCTGTGTCGTGAAGCCGTCGATCCGCTTGGTTCTCCGTCGGCGTTCCGTAATACAGATTCTCAGCGCGGCAATCGGCTGGATTGCCATTTTTGTGGCATACGTACTGACCTTCGGGTCGCGGTCCAATGAACGTGAGGGCGACAAGGACATGAACGCCGACGTTCGACTTACCCTTGCCATAAACATTCACATATGGATACGGGTGGGCATCAGAGTGCCTTCCCGGGCGGAGCACGCGACCACGCATGAACTTCTTCACACCGGCACGGGTTGTAACGTAGCGATCCACGCTGCGAATCCGACCGAGATTAGACGCCTCATAGTTAGGGTTACCAGGTATCTGTCGCCACTCTTCCATCAGGCCTCCTCCGTGAGATAACCGCGACGCACAGCCTCGCTGTAGTGCATCACTTCTTCGCGGCCATCCTCGTGCTCGACCTTGACGTTTCCCTTCATCGCGCCGTCTATGAATCGCTGGCGATACTTCGCCATCTCTTCGGGCTTCTTCTTGCCGATCGCTTTGCGAAGGCCGTCGGCCTCCGCAGGTGAGAAACCCGCTAGAGTGCGTGACATAGCCATCGTCTGTTCCTGGTAGACAACAACGCCTGAGGTATCCGCCAACACCTCCTTGAGAGACGGGTGTTCGTAGTAGGGCCGCTTGAGGCCCTGCCGGATGGCCACATAGTCCTCGAGCAGCCCAGAGTCCTTCGGGCCGGGGCGATACAAGGATGTTGCAGCCGCCAAGTCCTCGAATGTCAGTGCCCCGCCATGCCCAAGATCCTTCAGGAGGTTCCGCATTCCCGACGACTCGAACTGGAAGACTCCGATCGTCTCGCCTTGGGCGAACGATTCCAGGGTCGCAGCGTCGGTCAGGGGCAGCGCGGACAAGTCAATCGACTCACCCGTGCGTTCCTTGATGTACTGCAAGGCAAGACCGATGACGTCGAGCGTGGAGAGCCCGAGAACGTCCATCTTGACCAGGCCCAGATCCTCGACGAAGACCTTGTCCCAGTTGACGACGGGTTCGCCGCGATGGGTTTCGACCACCGCACGGCTCGATAAGTCCTCGCCCGCCACGACTACGCCCGCTGCGTGTCGCCCGAAGGAGCGCATCACGCCCTCCAGACGGGTTGCAATGTCCCAGACCATGGGATGACTGGTGCGGAAACCGTCAATCTGCGGCACTTCGTCGGCCGCCCGATTCAGTTCGTACGGCTTACCGTGCTCTTTCGGGACCAGCTTCGTGACTTCGAGGTATCGGGGCTCCACTTCGTAGACGCGACCGACATCTCGCAGGGCGGACGCTGATGCCATCGTCGAGAAGTTGGAGATCCCGGCGACCTTCTCCCGCCCGTAGGTGCTGACCAGATAGCTGATCACTTCCTCGCGACGGGAGGACTGGAAGTCGAGGTCGGCGTCGGGCAAGTCGAGGCGTTCGGGGTTGATGAATCGCTCGAACAAGAGATTGAATCGGATCGGGTCAACGTCGGTGATCCGCATGAGATACGCGACAAGGCTGCCACCGACAGAACCACGACCGGGGCCGACCAGAATCCCGTTCTGCTTGGCCCAGTTCACGACATCGGCGACCACGAGAAAGTACCGCTCGAAGCCCATCTTGCGAATCACGCCAAGTTCGTACTTCAGACGCTCCTGATACATGGCGAGGTCAGTCGTCGTTGGCTTGTACCCAAGCACCTCCTGTCCAAAGCGGGTCTTCCAACCCTCCTTGCAGAGGCGCATGAGCATCTCGAATTCCGTTTCACCCTTCGCGATGTTCGGCAGGGTGATGGGCAACTTCGTCCAGCTGTACTCAATCTGGTCGACGAGGGCCTGAAGCGGGACGTCGGACGACAGGAGTGATGGGTCGAGTGCTGCCCGTGCCTTCGCCAGCTGGTCCTCCGTGGGCGGCTCGTGACAGCGGGTCCAGGGGATGTTGCGAAACTTGTCCGTGATCTTGTGATTAGCGATGATCGCCGCTGCAACGTCCCGCGCCTCGGCGTCCCGGGCGTCCAAGTAGAGGATCGGCCACGTCACAATCGTCGGGGAACCGCTCTTCGCGACCTCGGCGTTGTAGCGATTCCAGAACGGGGTCGGCATGGGTACGAGTTCGCCATACGCCCGACCGCCGGCGTTCAATCCGATTCGATCCCAGATGGCTGCGCCGTTGGGGTGGGTGAATACGCCATTGAAGTCGCCTGAGGTGACGAGCAGACCGTCGTGGGTCAACTCCTCGAGTAGATCGTCCAGCCCGATACGGGGCCGATAGTAGAAATACTCCTCGCTGAGTCCTTTCGAGAGCAGCCGTAGCACTGCCCGCCAGCCCTCCTCGTTCCGGATGTAGACGTTCGGGTAATACTCCCGGTTGTCCTTCTTGCGCTCACCAAGCGCGGGCTTGCGGTAGCGCGGGTCGTCGACCACTCGAAGACGCACACCAATGACGGGTTTGATCTTCGCGTCTTGGCACCGCTTGGCGAAGTCAATCATGCCGGACACGTTCATCGTGTCCATGAGTCCGATTGTCGTTACACCTGCCGCAGCAGCCTTGTCGACCAGCTCGTCGATCTTGACCACGCTCTCGCCAAGCGAGAAGTGCGTCCGGGCGTTCAGCCAAATCATCGAGCGACCCGCAGGAGGGACTTGCCGTCAACTGCGAGAATGCCTTGGGCGACCATGTACGAGGCAATAATCGACAGGTGGGACGATGCCGTTTTGATATCCCACCCCAGCTTTTCCGTGTAGGCTTTACGCAGTTTCTCGCGGTCGAGATACCCGTCCGCAAGAAGCAGTTCGCAAGCCAACTTGAAGAACGTGAGGCGATCGACGCCATCCATCGGGTTGTGCCCTGCCTTGAGTTTTGCGACGGCATCGATCTCGAGCCGCTTCAATGACTCATCCAGTTGACGCGCCTTCTTGCTCATCTCGCCAGCGTCGTACCGCTTCGGGGCGGAACCGCCACGCTTGGGCTTCAATTCTGTTTCTTCCATTGTGATCTCCGGTGGTTCGACGGGTGACGCGACAGGGGCTATGACGGCTACACGCTTAACGTGAGCGTCAGCCCGTTTGGGCGGGCCTTTGGGAGCACCCGCTACCCCACCCGCGAGTAACTTTTCCAACGCTGTACGACGTGCTGCCACGATGCCCGCACAGGATTGGCTGTGGGCGCACCCGGCGCAGAACTCGGAATCGGGCTCGTAGCAAACGACGAAGCCGAAGCAACCTGGTTTTTCTAGATCTGCCATGCGCTTACCACTCCCTGAACCTTTGATCTCAGGCGCTTAACGGCGGCCTGGTTCTCCGGGATCAGCTTGGGAAGCAGTTCGCCAAGTAGAAAACGTACGTCCATGTCGAGGGTGACCACGTTGCGACGCATACCGCGACGGGTCATTTCGGCGAACTTCCAGCGAAGCGCGTTCAGCTCCGCTTCGATCTCGGGCGGCGGGTCGATCATCCACTCGACCATCTGCGCCCCGAGCGGGCCTAACTCCCGCATCGCTTCCTGCAATCCATCCACTACGCACAATTCGTCGAGCGGCGAGCCTTCACTTCCTGGGAAGATTTCGTAGGCGTCGCCCTCCTCGTTGAGCATCGAGTCGATACTGACCGTACGACCCGCCAACTGACGGTCCTGGCGATGCTTGTAGTTCGCGAGGGTCGTCATGATGGCTGCACCCAGATAGGTGATGAACCGATATCCAAGTGCGGGGTTAAAGGTCTTCGAGGCGCGTATGTAGGCGATCGACGCCTCCTGATAGATATCGTCGAACTCCAACTGAAGCCCAGACGCCCTGGCTCGTCGATACGATTTCCAGGACATCTGGGCTACGAACCGCTCGTAGTCCTTCCACTCTGGGCCTACGAGTTCGTTACTCATGCTCCGAAGATCCTCTGCGAGAGTTGACGAGCAACCTCCTGCTCGACGGGCGTGAGGCGATTGATGTACGCCAGGTTCAGGCCCGTCCGGAAGTCACCCTTGACGATGCCGAGTCGGGCCGAGTTCAGCAGCGAACGCGGCGTAATCGGGGTGCTGACCGCACCCTTGTCAACTTCCTGTCGAATCGCGGTCGCAAACCGAATCAAGTGGTCCGCATCCTTGCCACCAATGCCGGTCTTGCTGATCAGGATTCGCTTCTCGATGTTCGACTCCATGAAGTCGACTTTCTGAACGACGGCGAAACGCTCGTAGTTCGCAGCGTTCTGGAGCTGCGTGCCCTGATAGATGCCGGTCGAGTCGCCCGTACCGTTCGTGTTGCCGTTAGCCAGGAACCGGAAGTTCGGGTGCGGCTTGATGACGCGCCACTCGGGGTCAGCGTCCTTGACGACGATGGGCTTGCCTTCGAGAACCGGCTGATAGACCGACAGAACGTGCGGCACAGCGAAGTCATACTCGTCGGCGACATAGACGAGGCCATAGCGCATCGCGATTGACAGCCAGCCTGGCTGCCACATCGTCTGCCCGTCCCGGAACACATGCTGTCCGAGAATGTGGGCTTCCTCTGTGTTCAAGGTGTGGTTGACGCGAATCATCGGGCGATTCGTGCCTGCACACGCCTGCTCGTAGACGGACGTCTTGCCCGTACCCATGTGACCCCAGAGGTAGCAAGGCATGTTCATCTCGAGGCACATCAGGACCGTCTTGAGGAGGTCGATGTTGAAGACGTATCCGGAGTCGACGGCGGGGACCATCGCAGTCCCGAACTCGCCATCGATGTGATCGAGCACCGAGATCGGGATGGGCTTGCCGGATGCCGACAGGGCGGCGGGAACCTCGCCAAGACCGAAGACCTCGTGCAGAAACCGAGAGGGCTTGATGGGTCCTCCAGCCGGATCAGTCACGGGCGACTTATTTTCCTGGGTACGACGTTCCGCAATCTTCGCCCGGGCGGCCTCGCTCAGAAGCGGGGCGGCGGGAAAGCGGGCTTTGTATTCCTCGAGGGCGACTTCCGGGTGCGCCTCGCCCAGATGCTTCTGGATCGAGTGAACCTGCTCACCGCACAACTGACACGTAATCTTGCCTGACATAAGTACCTCCACATGCGATTGATCGCGTTAGATGAAATATATTGCGTGTTGCTTGGTGATGCAACAGTCACCAATGACTTACCGTCTGAATACCAAGAATTACGCCGCCCGATCCGACTCCAACAGCAGCCGCTCCAGCTGCTGCATGACGGTCTTGGGCAGATCATTAAGCTGGTTCAGCACCACGTGTTTCGGGTAGTACTCCGACACGGAGCTGTCCATGATTCCGATACCGAACATCTCGATACCCGCACCTTCTAGGCGCTTGACGGTCTGGCGCAAGTGCCAGGACTGCTCAATGTGATCACCAGGGCCTGCGTGGGGCTGCCCATCGGAGAGGACAATCATAATCTTGCGTGCCTCAGTGCGGCCTGCGAGTCGCCGCGCTGCATACTCGATCGCCTCACCGTCCGTATTGTTCCGCAGGGAAATCTCGCGAAAGCTGGCGAGTGCCCGGCGTCGTTCGTTGGTGAAGCGTGCATTGAACGGCTTGAAGATCGGCATGTAAACAGGCTCGATACGTGACGGCGGCGAGGCGTGCGCCGTAACTTCGCGAATCAGATCGTAGGTTGAACGACCATCCGCCGTTGTTGAAGGCATCGACGTTGTAGTGAAGCCGATCACCTCGTGGGTAATATTGAGGCGATCAAGGGACGCGGACATCGCAAATGCGGTCTGCATCGCTAGCTCCACCTTGTCCCCGCACATTGAGCCCGACAGGTCGACCACAAGACTGATCGCCGCATCCTTCGTGCGGCTGACATGCTTGCGCCGAAACAGTCGCTCGTCACCAGTAACGATGCGATGCAAGGCAGTCGGGTTGATGCGACCCGAGCGATGCCCAGGAATCATCCGACTGTGTGACTTTGCGGCGATGCAGCGCTCCATATGCCGCTGAAGCGGCGCAATGTGTTCCTTAACCGCGTTCTCCAGGGTCTCCAGGAACCTGGTCTGGTGTTCAAGACTAGACTTAGGCTTGAACTCCTCGACGCGGTCCATATCCTTAGTGAACGGGTGGTACTTGCTGGTCGAAAGGGCTTTCTTGACCTCGCCCTTGATTAGCGAGTCCATCATCGAATCGAGATCCTTCGCCTTGTCGAACGCCGCCTTAAGCGACTCGAGGGTGGCGTCGGAAGCAAGCGGCTCATCAGGCGGGGTCTCATCGCTATCTGCCTCCTCAGCCGCGTCCGCACCGTGGGTCGCGTCATCGGAGTCTTCTGACTCATCGGAGTCTTCTGACTCATCGGAGTCTTCTGACTCGTCGGAGTCTTCGGACTCGTCGGAGTCTTCGGACTCATCGCCACTCTCATCGCCCTCGCTACCCGAGTCGTCGCCAACATCGGCGTCGCCATCCGTGAAGTTCTCACTGTCATTCTCGGACACGTCTCCGCCATCTTCGGACTCAGACTCGTCGGCACTGCTGTCTTCCTCGTACTCACCGTCAGCGTCATATGAGGAGCCCGACGACTCGGTACGATCATCCGAGTCTGACTTGTCGCCAGAGGGGCGTGGGTTGTCCAGCGACTCGTCGCCCGACGGCTTCGGTTCGTGGGACTTCGGCTTTGAGTGTTCTCGCTCCTTCTCACGCTCTTCCTCGACCCGACGCTTCAGCTCCTCAAGACGGTTGTGCATTGCGACGGCAAGTTTGAAGCCGTCCTCAGAGTTTTCGACTTCTGCAATCCGGTCAATCAGATCCTGGCCAATCGCCTTGATATGAGTATCGATGGCGGCAAGATGTGGGTCGACGACCGACTTGAGCTCCTTCTGACCCGACCAGAAGCGCATCAGCGGTACGAGAATTGCGCCAAACAGGACGCCCGGGTCCGGGTTGCCTTTGGCCTTCTCGAGCTCCGGGTTGACGATGCGCTCCTGCACGAACTGCCAGGTCTGCGTCAGGTTCGCCTTCGAACCTACATAGACCTTCTTCATGCGCCGCTCGATGTAGGTGTCCTCGATGATCCCGTACAGCCCGCCAACTTTCGCTTCCTGGGCCATCCTGATGTACTTCGGCTCGCTGAACAGGACGTGGGCAACCTCGTGGTCGATGAAGCCCTGAATGGCGATCAGCAAATCATCGGAAGCGTTGTCCGGGACATAAGGAATGTTGACGACAAGCGGCTTGAGCGTCTTGGGGTGATAGCGAACGTACGCCTGGATGCCCATTTGGGTAACGCTGATTCCGCGCCCCGACAGCATCGGTACAATTTTGGCCACCGAGTCACGCAGAATCTCTACTTTAGTCGCTCGCATCGCAGCACCTCCGTCACTAGTTACTTAGTTTGACTAGTATAAAAACGGGCGCTTGGATTGCAATGCCCTCCAAGCACCCGCCAGCAGTCTTCCACTCACAAACCTAGTCTACCCCTACAACATCACCAGAATCTGGCATCCGATTGATGGCGAAATTAGATAGGCCTGCACTCCACCAATCACCAAAGAAATGATGTTAGAGCCTCCGCATTGTTCCGAGCCGATCATAAAGATCTTTGGCAGCCGATCAAAGTACGTCGCAACTTGGTCGACGTTCTCAAATAAAACAACGTTCGAAACGCCAGGCAATGTCTGGCCTATGTCCTTTCTATTGACCATAAACCCCCCGCAATACTCCTCTTGGTTAGAACACTACTTGGTGAAACGCCAGCATCATCCATGGCGTAGAAACATACTTGCTGTTAAGAGGCCGACGAACATTGACACGCCTCTCACTTTTATTTCCATAAGGAACGAGCGCCAAATTTTCAAATTTCCAAACTTTTTTGCTCGCTAACACCTGTACAGGCATCGTAAGTAAGCTGTACATTGATAAGTAAGCAGATCGTAAAATGTCGGCTTAACAACCACGCCGTTATGGCGTCACGTCCTACTGAGGTAACAACAATGGTCACCAAGACCGTCAAGAAGGGTGACAAAACCGTCGCCCAGTATCTGGCTTTCCAGCTCGACTCCTCCAAGAAGACACAACGCGAAATCGCGAACTCGATTGGCTACACAAATGCCAACGTCATCACTATGTTCAAGCAGGGGTTGACCAAGATCCCCATTCATATCGCGCCGAGGCTTGCCGCCGCGATTGGCATTGATCCTGGGCACTTCCTTCGCATGTGCATGAACGAGTACATGCCAGAGCTTCTGCCAGAGATCGAAACCCACATTGGCGGGCTCTGCACCAAGAACGAGATGGCAATGATCAAGTCCATTCGTACGGTGACAAACGACAGCGACCCTGCTATGGACAAAGAGCAAGAAAAGAAACTCGTAGCCTGGGCCAAGACGCTCTAGGCAGCCGCAGCCCTCTGGCGGGCACGCTCCAGCCACTCCTGAACGTCGATCAACCGGTAGCGAACGCTGCGGCCGATCTTGACGTACCGAGGGCCTTCGTCTCCGCCGAGCCAGCGCTGGTGCTCAAACCAGCTCTTGCTCATGCCCGTCAGCTCGGCTATCTGTTCCGTTGTCAGCAGCTTGTCCATGAACTTCCTCCAGGTAGCGTGTTGTAAGGCGAAGTAAGTATATGGATGTCACCGCTTACTTACTGTCTCCACGTCACACTTTCGCAACCTTGGAAGGACATTGGAAAGTTGCTGAAAGGGTGGGCGCGAACGCGCCTAAGTCATTGAAAAGATGGTGGCCGGGGTCGGAATCGAACCAACGACACGCGGATTTTCAATCTGATAAAGGGGGTTTGGACGCTGTTGGAGAAACCTGCACCGCGTCACAAGCCATTGAATTTGAAAGACAGTAAGCTTGCACTTACTCCGCCTGTTTTGGACGGTTTTTGACGGGCAACCTTGGAAAAACATTGGAAGAATTGTGATCACCGCTAACTTAACTAAGACCTACGTTGCGTCCCTCACGCCGTCAGAAAAGCCGTACTACATTGCCGACCAAGAGCTTCCGAATCTGGTGGTTCGGGTTGGCAAATCGAAAAAGACCTTCTACGTAAACCGGTGGTTCGACGGGAACTCGGTTTACGTCAAGATCGGCGACGCGGCCTTCATGAACCCCGCCCTGGCTCGGGAAAAAGCCTATTCGATTGTCGGCAAGATGTCCGCCGGGGCAGACCCAAGAAAGCCCGACCGTACCAAGGTCACGCTCCGGGAGGCCTACGAAGACTTCAAGAAGGAGCGAAGCGTTCGCCCCGGAACCATCCGTACCTACGACTCGGTGATATTCAATCACTACGGGCCGTACCTAGATAAGCCAATCGCATCAATCACCGAGGATGACGTCATTGCGATTCACACTGGCCTTGGAAAAAACGGCCAGGAGCAGTACGCCAATCAGGTGTCACGGACCTTCCGGTCGCTCTACAACTTCGCCAGGGCGAAGTACAAGGACGCTGAGGGCAAGCGGCTGCTCGGGGATAACCCGGTCTACTGCCTGAAGGAGCGCAAGCTCTGGTACCGTCAGAAGCGCCGTAGGACGTTCCTGGACGACGACCAGCTGCCCCGGTGGATTCAGCACATTGAGCAGATGTCCAACCGCGTGGCGGGCGACCTGTACCTGCTCCTACTTCTGACGGGGCTGCGTCGGGAGGAGGCCACGACGATGAAGTGGGAGGACGTCGACATGGAACGGGGGTACTTCTCCATCCCCGACACGACCGCCAAGAACGGTGACCCGCATGTAATGCCGATGACTCCCCGGGTCCGGCAGATCTTCGAAAGCCGTCTGAAGAACAGGGTCAACGGCTACGTATTCCCGGGTGCCGATGGCCATGTCGTCAACGTACGCCGAATACGGGACCAGATCGTCAGGTCGTCCGGCATCACGTTCACCCCACACGACCTGCGCCGGACTTTCATCACGGCCGCAGAGTCGCTGGAGCTGAACCGATACCTACTGAAGAAGCTGCTGAACCACCGTACCGAGGACGACGTGACCAGCGGCTACATCATGTGGCGGCCGAAACGTCTGCTAAAGCCGCTCTGCCGTATCGAGAAGTTGATACTCGAAGGTCCGGACGATGAAGAAGATTGAGAATGGCCTGGACGGCGGCGTCCTCATTGAATTCGCTAAAGGACGACACGACATGGTCCCACTTGTTGGCGCTGAACCACCGTTCCTCGAGCTTCATTAAGGCGTAGCGCTTCCGGTACGGCTCCCAGGAGTTCTCCAAGTCGGCAAGCACACGGGCGAGAAACCGCTCCTCTTGCTGTTGACGACTGATGTTTACGAACACCTTGAAGAGCTCCCAGCCGTACCGAGAAGCGACGGTCTGAAACTGCTCGACGCCATTCGGCTCGAGGATGACGATTGGAACCTGATCGGACTCCAATGCATCCTCGACGCTGCTACGGGCGACACCGTATCGGTAGTCCCCGAACTGAACCGTCTCTACCATCTCCGTCGCGGCGAACTCCTCGTTCGTGACGAAGTGGTAATCCACGTGGTTCGTCTCGCCAGTGCGAATGGGTCGAGTCGTATGGCTGACAATCTCCTGGAAGCCCCCTCGTCGCTGGAGTCTCCTCATAAGGGTTGTCTTGCCTGACAACGATGGACCCGTCAACGTCACAATCCTTTTCATATCACCACTCCGATTTATCCATGCGTAAGCGCACAAATCGGGGATGGCGAAGCGAACCATCAGGAGTGACCTCCTGATACTGAACCTCCACGAGCTTGTGCAGATATAGGTTGGGGTTACTCCAGATGACCGACCGATCGTCGTCGCTCAGGCCACTGCCGACCCGTATGAGTACGCCGTTTCGATTGACGACCAGCGCACCGAGAGTTCCGGCGCACTTGCCCTCGCCTTCCTCGAAATCGACGATCTCCAGGTCCTCTGTCTCCTCCGCTTTCATCTTGATCCACAGGGGCGACCGCTTACCGACGTAGTGCCCGTGGGTTGCCTTGACGATCGCGCCCTCCAGACTCATGTCGCGGAAGGAGTTGTAGTAATGGGTGACTTCTTCTGGCGAAGAAGCGATATACGAGTCCGGTAGCACGAGATGCCGCGATCCCACAGCAACGTGCTTCTCAAGCCGCGACCGACGGCTTGCATACGGAAGCGAGGAAGCCGCCTTTGAAATGTTGTTGAATTCGGATCGCGGCAACCAATCGAAGATGTGATAACGGGCCGTATCGAATACATCATCCTTGCGACGCGCTTTCTCCATCGTCTCCTTGAACGACTGCCCCATCACTTCGCCGTCTAGCACGATGGATGCAATATCCATTGCACGGGCTAGAGCAAGACATTCCGCTTCGAGACTTTCCGGAAGTGACGTTACGGGCTTACCAGTCCGCGAGTAGAACGACACTGCTTCCTTCTCAACATCGACCAGCGTCAGAACTCGCATGCCGTCGTACTTCGGCTCGACACGACAGGGGTACTGGATAGCGGCTGGATCGTAGGGAGCCGCCAACATGCAGTGGAACTCGGTAAGGAATCCCGGGGCCACCTCGTTGACCGATCCAGCGCCGAGGCCCCAGGACAGGTCCTTGTCGAGGATGGCGATCAGCAGCTCCGCTTCGGCCGGGATCAGCTCATGGACGCGCTTATTCGCCCATGCAGCGCCTTTCGTGCGGTTGATCTTCCGGTCGGCCAGATCTCCCAGGGCCACAAAGTCCTCCTGCCGAAGATAGGCAGTAGGCGACTCCGGACTGTAGCGGGTCTTGTCGGGCTCGTACTTGATGCTCCGCTTACCGACGTTAAACATGATCGTTGGCTCCATCCCATGCCGTACCACGAGCCTGAAGAGCTCGTTGTCAGGCTGGCTCATGAAGTCCTTGAGAAGCGCCTGCTTCAGCTTTCGACTTCCGGAGTCTCGGATCTTCCGAATCTGTTCGGATACTGGGATCACTTGGCTTCTCCCCTTTCGGCCATCATCTTGTTAACCAGGTCTGCGTAGAGATTCCCGGTACTCGTGGGTGCAGGCGGGCGTGGGGCCTTGGGC